AAATGTCCAAACATGTTTTTCTGATAAGGATATAATTCAAATGGTACTAAACCCTTATCAAGTGAAATAATCTTACAATAAGTACGAGCAAAGTAAGCAGGACTTTGCATACATTTTTGATATTCTATTATTTGTTCTTTTGTCCATTCCTGGACAACGCCATCTCGCTTTACATTAATATTACCGAGATAACTCTCTTTTTCATTTATCATCTAACCTCGGCGTCATATCAATTACATTATCAGCGGTTTGTGCCTGAAGGAATCTTTGTAAATCTGTTGTTGATCCAATAAACAAATTATTATTTGTTGTACCAACTTGTGCCTGTTTTGGTTGTTCGTTAATATCTCTATTCTTTTTATTTAAATCCATTAATTTATCATTAATATCTGCCATATTCTTCATCATACCAGATAATACTTCGAACGCTCTCGGGTGCTCGCTCTCACGTGCGACCTCGATCATGAGTTCAAGACTTTCTTTACCTTTTTCTAGAATCTCGTAATAGGTGTCTCTGGAATATTCATAATCACTTTTAATATTTTCATTGTTTTCCATTATGCACTATCCACATATGTAAAGGTTTCTGTAAATCCATAATCACTATCTGCAGAGACATTTAATGGATTTGGTAATACGGTAAGCTTAGGCTGAGGATAAACTGAATTACCAAAGCCATCTGAATCTGTTAATACGTCAACATAAAGATTTGCATCAACCTGACGAATAATCTGACTATTAGCAATACCAAGATAGAAATTAGCATGCATAAGGAAATCAAGCTGATAAATGATAGTTCTTCTACCAAAATTACCCTCATAATCATCAAGGTAACTCATACCCTGAAGAATAATTGGTACATCTTCTTTTATATCATTATAATCTGAAAAAGGTTTAATTGTTAATGTATATTGTGGGGTAAAATAAGGTAATATCTGTTCTACAACTTGTAATGCATCATCTTGTGTCTTAGCATATACATTCAGCTGCATACTAATACTATATGGAACAGGTGCATTAATCTTTGCTCTATTATCATTTGCACTACCAGTTTTAGAATAATTATTCATTTTCTGTAACTGTCTTTGTGCATCATATTGATAACCAATAATCTCAAAAGACATACGTGGTAACTTAATAGCTACTTTTGTATTATCATATAGATCAGGATTTTCACGAATACGTTCTAAGAAATCACGTTTAGGTGCATATGATAACGGAACCTTTTGTGTACTAATTACGTTACCAGATCCATCCTTACGTAAAACATAGATGTTATTGAAGAGTGAACCAAACATGGCAACACTCTTTCTAATTCGCTCATGATAGAAATAATCACTTAACATTACTGAGGATCTCCAAACGGATTGCTTTCAGAGAAGTCAAGGAAGCCAAGATCCGTAGTTGTTGTTTCAAATGCATCATTCTGTTCATTTTCACTAAGTTGATTGTTTTCTGATACTGAAAGAACAAGTGATGTTTCGGTACCAAATGCAACCTGATGAACAATTGGATTATCTGTATTTGGAAGATGGAATAAACCATCATCTGCACCAAAGTTAATTATACCCATTACTTTATCAGAATCTGAATATCTACTTACCTCACCACTAAGTGTTACACCATTACCAAGATCTTGCTTGACACCATCACCAACTTCGAATGCACCACCTGAATCAAGTTGTAATAGATATTCATATGCATAATTCTCTTCAATACCCTGAATATCATCAATACCTGTATCAAAATCCTCTCCACTATATTCGAAGAGTTGTGAACGCATCTTAAAGATTGGTAAGTTATTTAATTGATAAAATGGTTGTTCATGTTCTACATGTTGTATTTGGAACATAGACTTTGATAATGGAAGATAGATTAGATCACCTTCACGTGGTCGAATAAGATTTGCATCACCATCTGCTCTTGCAACCGCACTTGTCCATCTACGACGTGCAACAATAAATGTTGCTTCATCACGAATTTCTACACCAAACTTAGTAAATAAATCCCCTTCACCATCGAAGCCTTCAATATTTTCAATATACATTTCAACCTTATATGCACTTCCGAATCTTGATGCCTCTAAGTCACCAAGAATTGTATCTTCATTCACAGTTTCACGTGGAAGATAATAGACTTCTTGTCCATATATTTTAATAGATTCTAGAACTAAATCCTCATAGAGATTTTGTTCCTGTCTCTGATTTTTATTAAAGTACGGATTTAATGCCATTATATTATCCTACGAAGAAGTCTGCAGGGAATTCGTGCTCAAGTCTAATTTTCTCTCTCAACCTTTCGATTTCTTGTGTAGCTTCTTCATAAATCCTACCACCATTAAGTGTTACACCACCAGGTAATTGCATACCCTCAAACTTACTAAGATTTGTTCCCCATTGTTGCTTTATAAGAGCTGTTGTATATTCTTTCAGGAACATATCATTATAGACTTCAGTATATGTACTAGGATCAATAAACTTATATGCTTCATAAACAATATATTCATTTTGATTGATATCACCATCTTTGAAGTCACCATGTATATAAAGTCTATCTTGTTTTCTTACCCACGTTGTTTGAGGATGACCGTTTAGTTTCATATCAAGTAAGGAAAGATACTGATTTAATTGTTCATAATATGCTAGATCACCTGCATAGTTTTGCATATCTGCAATATCATTTAACATCATCTGATATTTGATATCAAAGAAGTTAAAAGAAGTATTAAAAGAGCTAGAAATTCTGAACAGACGTGTGATATACAAAACATCACTATCAACAGCAATATATTCATTTGATATATCTGCACTTGTTACTTGATAAGAAACATACGTACGGTAAGTTGCTTCTGAGTGATACTCACGCCAGAATTGAATTGCCTCATCAACACGATCCTCAATCTGTTCCTCATCAACATTAATTTCAACGACAGGATCACCTAAACGTCTTAAGCAATAATCGATTAAACCTTGTCTTGAACTTGGATTTGCCATATCTGTATTTACCTTAGTTTAATAATGACCCAGCGGCATCATATACGTTGATCCTATAGTACGTACCTTCTTGACCATCAAGGGTATCTGCATCAAAACCTTTACCAGATCCGCCAAAGTAAGCATTTAGTTCTGCAGAGTCAATAGCAAGATCTCTTGTTGAAGTAATATCACCACCACCTGTTAAGCCTGTACCTGCTGTTATTGATACTGATGTATGATCAATATGTTCATTAGCTACAAAACCTGATAAGTTATCATGTCTTAATGAACTTTCATAATATGCAAGTAATTCAGCTGAATCAATTGAAAGGTCTCTAGTAGCTGCAATTGTTCCTCCACCTGTTAAGCCTGTGCCAGCTGTTATCGATACCGTCGAGTGTGCGATATGCTCATCAGCTACGAATCCTGTTAGGTTATCGTGGTTAATAGAGCTTTCAAAATATGCTAAGAATTCAGCTGAGTCGATAGCAAGGTCTCTTGTAGAAGCGATCGTGCCGCCACCTGTTAGACCTGTTCCTGCTGTAATTGATACTGATGTATGATCGATATGTTCGTTTGATACGAAGTTTGTAAGAGCATCGTGATCAATATTTGTTGCGGTGACCGCTGTTACCAGACCTTTGGCATTAACTGTAATAGCTGGTACTGCTGATGATGATCCAAATGATCCTACGTTACTGTTTACGGTTGCTAGTGTAAGTACTAAATCAACAGGTGCTGAACCGTTGAATGAAACGTTTGGTGCTGTTGCATCACCTGAGGCAGAGAAGTTTCTACCAGTTGCAAGTGTTGTAGCTGTGTCTGCATTACCTGTGAGTGAACCAGTTACGTTACCTGTTACGTTACCACTTAATCCACCTTCGAATGTGGTAGCTTTAACCACACCGTACTGTGTACCAGCTGCTGAAGGATCAATCGGTGCTTCCGGTTCCGGATCGTATCTGTTTAGGAATGTCCATTTATTTTCTGATACGTCGAAGTATAGACCAACGTGGGTGTATGCAGAATCGTTTCTGTTAGAGAAGAATCCTGTATCAATGTCTGACTTCGTGGCTGTGCCTGTCCATTTATCACCAACTGTGTGACCGGTTGTAGCACCAAAGTCGATCTCAATACCGTATGCACTGTCTAGTATCTGAGCAGCGCCTGTGATAGCAATACCCGTTGCTTCTGTACCGACAGATGAATCAAATCCCCATTCAAACGTATCAGGTGTTCCAGTAGCGTCAATCTTAACGAAGAATGACTTACTTGCAGAATCTCCTGAGTAATGTCCAGAGTAGAATGCATCATCTAGGCCAGTTCCAACAAAGCTTGTACCAGCCTCACCAATCGTATTACCAGCATTTAGATACTGGAAGTTACCACCAATTTCTACGTTTGCAGTAGAAGTAATGGTTTGTGTACCATTAACATTTAAGTTACCGTCGATAGTTAAATCACCACCGATGTGTGCAGCAGACTGAACTCTAAATCCAGAAACCGAATGGTTCTGCTGGTTGATAATAACTTTACCGTTATTAGGATCAGATTTAATAACCCAACCGAGACACATCGGGAAGTTAGGATAAGCCGGGGCAGCATTCTGTAGTGCACCTGGTGTAAGGCCGGCGAAGAAGTTTTGACCTGCAGTAAGAGAGGATGTGTCAATGCCATCAATTACACCAGATACAACAATTTGTCCGTAAGAGTTATTTGGAATAGCTTCTGCTGAAAGACCCTGAACGTTATACTTAGCTGCGTCTGTTGCATCTGCTAGAGCAATTGTAGGAGATTCTCTGCCAGAATCGTTAACGAAGTTACCTGAGTAATAGAGTGGTTTACCTTTGGCAATTTCCACGCCAGTGTTGTTGTACACCCTCTCAACTTCTTGCATACCAATCTCAATTGGATGATCGAAATCAGTATAATAGTTTAGATTCTTATGGAAAGGATCATACCATAGAGCACCTTCTCTAAATCCAATATGACTATCAGCCCAACCTAACTGGAACTGAATCTCACCAACGGTAGCTGAGTCTGCTTGGAAGCTTGTGATTGTAGCAGAATCTACTGTTAATTGACTAATATGACCAGTACCATAGTTTAGTGATACACCTGATATATTAGTTGCGATTGCAGAATCTGCGTTTAGTGCATTTGTATTTAATGTATTATTATCAATAATACCGATATGTGCAGAATCAACAGATAGTTGACTGATCGTGGCTGAATCCCCGAGCAGTGATCCGTAACTTGCAATACTACCAGAAATAATTTGAATATCTGCTGAGTCAGCTTCTAGGTTAGTACTTGATACAGTAGTAGCACCTGTGAGTGAACCATACACCTTTATACCGGTGCTAACTGTTTGAAGCCTAAGATCACCAGAGGAATCATTGATTTTTACACCATCATCCGCACCAGCTTGCAACCAAATTGGGTTACCATTATTTTTTGATGACAGATAGATGTCTTGTGCTTCAATGTAGATCCCACCGGTGGAATCTTTAATAATCAAATTAACAGGATTTCGGTTAATAATAGCATCATCGTTATCACCGAATGCAAGTGATACGTTATCACCAAATCCTCTGATTGGTGTTGCATATGTGCCACCATCGGCGGTGTTAATGGTGAATACACCAACCGATGAATCCCAGGATGTACTTGATACACCGGCAACACTTACGGTTCCAATACTATCTACGAATCCTGATGCATCAACTGTAAGTACTGGAACAAGAGAAGCTGAGCCGTAACTTCCAGCTGTTACTGTTGTATTTGATCTTGTTAATGTGTGTGTATTCAGGGTTTGAATATGTGCAGAATCTACATCAAGCTGACTGATTGTTCCAGTTGTAGCATTTACTGTGCTATAGTTTGCTGAAGTGCCTGATATATTAGTAACTGATGCTGAATCAGCTTGTAAAGAATTAATTCTAGCGGTGTCATTATCGATTATTCCTATGTGTGCTGAGTCTACGGATAGTTGGCTTATATTATATGCTGTTCCAACGTTTATAGTATTAAACGAAGCAGAATCAGCTTCAAGGTGATTAAATCCATTAATGATTGCTATATATGTACTACCATCAGTAGCACCAATTGTTAGCTTATCAGTAGCTGAATCCCATGTTACACTACTTAAACCACCAATTGTTGTACTACCAATACTATCAATAAATCCTGATGCATCAACTGTAAGTACTGGAACGGCAGAGGCAGAGCCGTATGTCCCAGCGATAGTAGTTGCATTACTTCTAGTAATTGTATTGAATGTTGCTGAGTCTGCAGAAATATTACCTGCGCCACCTACATTCAAATTCTTATTTGTTTCCCATCTATCATTCGCTAATCCGTATGTGAATGTTGGTGCAACACCTGTGAATAAAGCACCACCAAGTGTAATACCACCTTCATCAATATCAGCACCATTAACTGCTGAATCTGCAAGTACAATATTTCTATCATTGATAGTTACAATAGTTGAATTTACGTATGTTTGTGATCCTTGAACAGTTAGGTTACCAGAAATATAAACATCATTCTGTGCAGTAATATTATTAAATGTAACATTACTAATTGTACTAACATCTTGTCCAATAGATATAACACCATTTGCTGAATCGTATATTACACCAGTACCAGATACAAGATGAGCTCTTACTTCAGTTGCACTTGGTCCAGTATAAGTAAAATTACCTGTAGCAGAATCATAACTAAGTGATCCGTCACCACCTTGATCTAATACCTGGAAATAACCACGTGCCTGAGATACTGAAAGACCAGTATAAGTGAATGTACCTGTAGCAGAGTCGTATGTAAATGTCCCGTCACCTCCAGCATCAATTGCTTGGAAATGTGCTCTTACTTCAGTAGCTGACGGTCCAGTATAGGTAATATTTCCTGTTGCTGAATCATATGATAAAGATCCATCCCCACCTTGATCTAAAACTTGTATATAACCACGAATAGTTCCGGTTGATAATGTATCACCAAGAGCAGAATCAAAACGTGCTCTTGTATAATATAGATTATCACCTTCAGTTAAATCTGTTGTTGTATTACCTGCAAGACTTAAAGCAGCTGGATCACCAGATGCAGTCTTTACTGCAAAGCCACCATCTGATTCTTCAAGAGCAATTGTACCAAGCTGAATTGTTTGTCCAGAGAGATATAGTTTACGCCATTTATTCGTAGCACTACCAAGATCTAATGCACTATCAGCATTTGGAATAAGACTGTGTGTAACTTGATCAGAAGAATCTAAAACATTAAGTCTAACATTACCAGTTACATCAACACTAAAGTGATCTGAGTCAAATTTAGCTATACCAGTTCTTTGACCGGTTGCAGTATCTAATGAAATAGTTACTCTGTTATTTGTTACAGCAGTTTGTACTGGATCTGTACCTGTAAACGTAAGAACCTGAGCGGTACCAACTGCAACGGTATCAGTACCAGAATCACCTGCAAAGTTTAGATCTGATCCACTTTGTCGTACACTTCGGATAGGAGTGCCAACAATGACACGTTTTACGATTGTTCTCTTAGCACCGGCCATACATATATTCCTTTAGGTAACTGATGGTGTTACGTTAATTCTTCCCTCGAGAATCCTCTCGGTGACTGTTTCACCATCGCTATCTGTAAAGGATAACTCTACATCATATACGTGTCTTCCTTTTCTGAGAGCTGTAGTTTGGGTATTTGATAAAGTAAGAGCAATTTTACCAGAGGTAGTTGGACTAATAATTTGTGTAGAAAAGCTTGTTGCCTCTCCTGCACTATCATTATAACTCTTTTTCAATGAGGCTGCTACTGAATGATCTGTGAGATCTTTTGCTGCACCGTCTTGTGTAACTAGATGGAGTTCAACCGTAACATCGGTACCCTGTCCAATCTCAAACTCTTCATATTCTGCCATTCGACTTCTCTCGATTAATAGGATTCTTCTTTATTTATAAGTAAAAAACGTTTTGCCTATTTATAATAATCAGAAAAGTGATCTAAAATATCTTCCCATTGCTGATTAGATTGATTACTATTCATTAAAGCAACAGCACAATCCGGCTTAAATTTGTATCCTGAACCGTTTTTACCAGAAAAAGTTTCTATTTTATAGTTACCTATTTTCTTTTTCATTTCAGGAGAAGATCCAAGAACATGATAATAATCTTCTAATACCTTTAAATATTCTAGGTTATCCTTATACTGATTCCAAAGAAATCTACATACACCTTTATATGTTGATATATTACTATAAGGATTAATCATAAAATTTTCAAAGATATTCTTAAATTGATCTGATTTAAAAATCATTATAGAGGAATTTACTTCTGTATTATAAAATTTTCCGTTGCTGATATCAATATCGATCAAATCTTTGTCACTACCACCATAACAAATTTTTATTTTATTTGGATTTATATCTTCAAACAAATAATCTATATTGTTTTGTACAAATACATCTAAATCAAGATATAACGTTGTTTCTACCTTTTCATATATGTCTGGATTGAATACTAATAATTTAGGCCAGAATCCATCAATACCTTCTTCAATTGTTTCAGATATATCTACAATCTTAACTTCTTTTCTTATACCATCTGACATTTCTGTTAGGCAATAAAAATCGAATGGTAAAGATAAGTTTTTCTCTACCATTCTATAAAGTCTATTAACAAATTTATAATCATACTTTGTGCCAGTCTTGACACATACTACATTAATCATACTGGATCTTCAATATCCTCAATGATCTGTTCCCACATATCTTCTGCTTCTGCAAAGACATAGGCAACACTCATACGTAGACAATCTGTTGATGCTGCATGATAACAAAGTTTATCTGGTTGATGATATGCACCAAAATAACCCATCTTACATTGCCAACCAGGAACGTCAGGTACTCTTACTCTTTCTTTCTTTTCAATATCCCAATAATCAAACCAGCCATCACCAGTTTCTGACCAAGAAAAAATAACATTATATCCAGGAGCATTTGCATTATTATGCCATGAGATCCAGCCTCCTGGAGGATAAAGAGTGACTAAAGTATTTCTTTTCGCAGAAAGTTCAGTCATTAACTCTTGATTCATTTTATTTGCTTTTTCTCTATATTGTTCTGCTATAGTTAAGTCTATACCACCTGAATTATGATATGATGGCATCATACCATGATAAGATCTCATACTTTCTGGATAACCTTCATGAGCTCTACCTCTTTCAATAATTCTTTCAAGGTAATCATCAGCTATCCATCTATCTCTTGTATGATCTTTTGCATTTAGTTCTAGATCTTTATCTAAATCACCTGAATGATATTTTTCAAGTACAAAGTCTTTAAATTTATTTAAGGATTCTAAAACAACTTCATTATTGATTTTAATATCTCTCATCCTGTATAATCCTTAGTCTTATCCATCGTTGCAGAATAGTGAATAATAATAGGATGCTTATCTACAAATCTATGTGTACCATCCTGATTGTACTGGAAACTAGTAAACCAATTCCATCTATAATTATCCTCAAACTCACCAATCTTTATATCTTTATACTTATCCATCTTATTCACCATCCACCATAATGTAAATTGATCCCATCTAAGCATACTATGTGGTACACCATTATGCCACCATCTATTATCCTGATCATAATACATATCTTTTTTTCTGCCTTGATATATGTCTTCTTGGATAACAAATAGCTCCCACCAATCTTTAATAAACTCTTTTACAATTGGTTTACTATTATCATATAAACAAACACCACCACAAAGTGTCAGATCAATTCTATCATTAGTACCTTTAATATCAGCATATACTTCTTTGAAAGTTGCTTGTGCTCTTTTATCTTTTGTTAATTTTACAAAACAAAGATCATTATCTCCTAATTGATCCCATATTTTTGTAATATCTTCATCCCATACCTGACAATCAGCATCAATATAAAAGGTAATATCATATGGAGTATTCATCATACCATACATCTTAGATCGGATATGATCTGGACAGTCAAAGACTTGATCACAGATTTCACGAGCATGATCATCTATCCATTCTTCATGTGTAAAGAATGCTACCTTTGCATCTGGATAGTGATCTAATATTGATTCAATAAGATTAAGAGCTGATGAATAAAATGATTTTTTCTTTGATGCTACAACAACAAACCCTTTAGTTTGATCCTGTTTCTTCATTCTGAATTTCTTCCATTAACAAAATTGTCGTATATGCCATAAGTTCATGGGTATTTTTAGACTTTCTCATACGTGCTTTCATTTTTCTATTTTTTGAGTTCTTAACTTGTTCAATCTCAAAAACTTCTAATTTGGCATCAAAAAGAGTTTCAAGCTTTCTAGCTTGTTTTCTTTCTTTTTCTTTTATAATATCACTTTCACGTCTTTTTCTATGACGTTCTTCTCTTTCATCTGTATTTCTTTGGATTTTTTCGATCGTATTTTGTTCTAGAATTTCTTTCCAATCAGGATTTAATTTTCCATTGGCAACATACTTTGTAATATTTGCAGTAGATGACGATACCCTTCCATCGTCATGAGTAATTACAAGTTTACAAGTAATACGATCTTTTTGATAGTTTTCCCAGAACGGGAATTTCCATTCTTTTTTCATTTCATTCACTTTCTTAATTAAGCAATTCTAATATATAAAGTATAAGTCTCTATTGTTTCACTAGTACCCTGAATAGTTTCCCCGAGATAGTTACCAATGTAATTACCAACATAATCACCAATGAAGTTACCAGTGTAATCACCTACAAAGTTACCTTCATAATTAGTTGCATAGTCACCTGTATATACCCCTTCATAATCTCCTGTATAATCAGCAGTATAGTCTACAGTATAGTCACCTATAAAGTTACCCTGATATACTCCTTCATAATCACCAATATAGTTTGCATCATAGTTTCCAATGAAGTTACCTTCATAAGCTCCTTCATAATCACCTATAAAGTTACCAATGTAATCTCCTATATAATTACCTTGATAGTCACCTATATATCCACCACCATAATCAACAGTAGAATTACGAGTAAAATCTTGGGTAGAATCTCTTGTATATATCCCTACATAATCTACATTGGATACACGAGTAAAATCTTGTGTAGAATCCCTGGTTGAAACTCTAGTAAAGTTTCTAGCATAGTCACCAATATAATCTGTATTTGATACACGAGTAAAATCTTGTGTAGAATCTCTGGTAGAATTTCTAGTAAAGTTTCTAGCATAATCACCAATATAATCAGTATTTGATACACGAGTACTATCTCTTGTATAATTTACTGTTGAGGTTCTCTGACTATTTCTTGTATAATTTACTGTTGAGGTTCTCTGACTATTTCTTGTATAATTTACTGTTGAGGTTCTCTGACTATTACGAGTAAAGTTTACTGTTGAGGTTCTCTGACTATTTCTTGTATAATTTACTGTTGAGGTTCTCTGACTATTACGAGTAAAGTTTACTGTAGAATCTCTTGTTGAAACTCTAGTAAAGTCTCTAGCATAGTTACCAACATAGTTACCAGTATAGTTACCAACAAAAGTCGCATTACCTCTTGCATTAGTATAAGCTGCTTCGCTTGCCCGAGTACTGGTCCTTGTGAAATTTGCAACATAGTTACCAGTATAATCACCTATAAAGTTACCAACAAAGTCACCAGTATAGTCACCTAGGAAGTTACCACCAACGTAATCACCAGTATAGTCACCAAGGAAGTTACCTTCATAGTTACCAGTAAAGTCACCTAGGAAGTTACCACCAACGTAATCACCTGTATAGTCGCCAAGGAAGTTACCACCAACGTAATCACCAGTATAGTCGCCTAGGAAGTTACCACCAACGTAATCACCTATGAAGTTACCTGTATAGTTTGGGCCAATATAATTTCCAGCGAAGGCCCCTTCATAGTTACCAGTATAGTCACCTATAAAGTTACCTGTATAGTTACCAGTGTAGTCTGGTCCAATATAATTCCCAGCAAAAGCTCCTTCATAGTTACCAGTATAGTCACCTATAAAGTTACCTGTATAGTTACCAGTGTAATCAGGACCAGTATAGGTTCCTTCATAATCACCTATGAAATTACCTACATAGTTACCTATATAATCACCAACATAGTTACCTTCATAGTCACCACCATAATTAACAGTAGAATCTCTAGTAAAGTTTTGAGTTGAATCACGAGTGAATATACCAACATAACTTACAGTAGAATCTCTTGTAAATGCTGCTGTTGAATCACGAGTAAAGGTACCAGCATAATCTACAACAGAATCTCTTGTGAAGTTAACACTAAAATCAGTATTAGAAACACGAGTGAAGGTACCAGCATATTCACCTTCATAATTCACACCATAATTAACTAAAGAATCTCTTGTGAAATTATCAGTAGAATCTCTTGTAGAGTTCCTTGTACTATCCCTTGTATAATCATCATCTGTAGTTTCTTGTTTTGTATCAAGTGCTGTACCACGAGAAACCCAAGTACCAGGAGATGGTGCACCTTCTGCAGATGATCTTAATAATGCTGTTCCAACACCAGATGTCATAATACGATTCTGTGCAACAGAACCAAGAGTATAATTTATTTGTGCGTCAGATGCTTCTCTTAATCCATCATAAGATTCACCAAGATCAGTTTCATCTGTATAGATACCTTTTATTCGAACATACTTTGTAGTAGTTGGTGCAGACATTGCTGTACGTTTCCATACAGTATAATTAACTGCTGTTCCGTCTGTACGATTATCAGTAAACACATTAGATAATGCTGCTGTATAATCACCACCAGGTGTTGAAGAAGCAAGTCTATATGTACCAGGATATTCAAATGTTTGTATACGAGTATTTAATTCATCAACAAGTAGATTCAAATCAGAATCTGCCATTTCCTTTGCATTGAATCCACCACCAGTTTCAAATGCAAGTGGACGTCTAAATCCATCAGAATCAACATAGGATACTGTACCACTATTTTGGTAAATTGTAGTATTTGTTGTTGTAGTAGTAAGAGATGAGCCAGGATGTGTTCCAACTGCCTGATCAAACTGTGTATCAGTATATGTACCAATATCATCTGAAACTGAACCACTAGAATTAATTCTTGATACTGCTGTATTAGCAATAGTTGATAGTTTCAAGCCTGCTTGATATGCAAGATAGTTTAATTCGTCGGAATCAAATTGTTGTAAGTCACCACCTGAACCTTGTAACTTCAGTGGTGTTTGTAATGTTGTCAAAGCCATTAGGCTGTCCTTACATATAATGTATAGGTTTCAATCGTTTCACTTGTACCCTGAATAGTTTCACCAAGATAATTACCAATATAGTTACCTGTATAATCTCCTATGAAATTACCTATATAATCCCCAGTATAATCTCCAGTATATTCATTCTGATATTCAGCCTCATAATTACCTTCATAGTCTGCATCACCTATATATGTAGGAACATAATCACCCAAATAATTACCATCAAAAGTAGAAAGATAGTTACCTTCATATGTAGCTTCATAGTCACCCGCATAATTTGTAAGATAATAAACTATTCCAGAATATGAAGCACCATCAAATGGAGCACCAAGGTAAGTTGCTTCAAAGAGATTAGTAAATAAAGCAGATCCGCGGGAGTCTGAATAGTTACCCTCATAAGTTGCTACGTATGTTGTAAAAGTATCTGCGTCACTTAAGTAAGTTCCCGCAAAAGCGCCAGGACCTGATGAGAAAGCTCCACCGCCTACATATACTGCGCCGGAATAAGCAGCAAACCCACCATAGGTAGCTACATAATTTACATCTAATGCATATGCTGCTGCATAATTACCTTCAAAAGTTGCACCATCATAATTACCAACAAATTCTGGTCCTAAAGTACCATCATAATTACCAATATAATCCTCTGTAAATGCAGCAGCATCATAATTAGTATTTTCATTAACATAATTACCAATATAGTCATTAACATAATTTGAGATATAATCAGTAGTGCTTATTCTAGTAAAATTCTGTGTAGAATCTCTTGTGGATACACGAGTACTATCTCTTGTATAATCTGCATCTGCTGTCTGTTGTTTAGTATCTGTTGCAGTACCCTTTGCCACCCATGTACCAGGATCTGTTGGTACACCAGCAGCAGAACTACGAAGCTGATAGGTACCAATACCAGTTGACATAATACGTGTTTTAGCACGTTGACCAAAAGTAACCTGAATCTCTGTATTTGACATACCCTTCAGATCAGCATTTGTACCTTCTAACTTAACTGTCTTAACAACAGTAGGTTCTGTCATTGTCTGACGTTTATAAACACTATAATTTACTGTAGTACCATCTGTTCTATTATCTGTGAATATATTTGAAAGATGTGCTGTATAGTCACCACTTGGTGCACTAGATCCTAATTGATATGATCCAGGATAATCATTAATAAAAATTGTAGCAATTAAACGATCAACTGCAGTACTTAATTGTGTATCATTTAATGCTTCAATATCACCAGGATCTTGATCCCATAAAACAGGCTTTACGAAGTTAGCAATATTCTCAGGTGCAGTACCAGTTGTCTGATAAATCGTAGTATTAGTAGTGGTAGTAGTAAGAGAAGAACCTGGATGTGTACCTACAGCTTGATCAAACTGTGTATCAGTATATGTACCAACAGTTGTACCTGATGAAGAATTAAGAGAAGCAACTTCAGACGTACCAGCAGCAGCAAGTTGTAGACCTGCTCTATATGCTAAGTAATTTTCTTCTGTAGCTGTGATCTTCTTAAGATTACCATCGGTATCATCGATCTTAAGAAGGGCGTCAACGATTGCCATAATCTATCCTCTTATCCGTTTAGGAGTGTGCCATCAGAATCATATACGTTTGGAATCCTGTTATACGTTTCGTTAATTGCACCTATGACAGTACTTTGAGAAGTACCTACATAATCCACTAGATTACCTATATCGTTTACTGCCAAATTAGAATCAATCTGTCCGATACTAGTTTCAACTTCATTAATTGCTGCAATAAGACTTGTTTGATCTGATGTTAGAAGTTGAGATAATGAACCACCAATACTTGAATCTAGGGCATTAATTGCTGCAACTAAATTTTCACGTGCTGTTGTTAACGAACTTAAAACGCCAACATCAGAATCAATTTCATTGATTGCAGTAACTGCAGTAGAAGCTGAAGTTGTAAGAGTAGTAACATCACCAAGTTCGGCAATAGCTTCTCTGATTGCTGCAGAGATATCTGTTGCAGATAATCCGGTAAATGTCATATTACCGATATCTGTTTCATGTTCATTAACTGCTGCAACTAAATTCTGTGCTGTGGTATTCAAACCACCAGAACCAATAGAATCTGAAAGTTCGTTAAGTGCACCTACGAGATCTGAATCTGCCGTAGTGTTAAGTGTAGCCAAATCACCAATCTGATTGACAGTAGTATTAGTTTTATCAACTAAGTTTTTAAATGTAGATGTCAGTGATACGTATGATTTTGCCATTACCTATTCTCTACTAGTTTCTCGAGCAATTTCTTAATATCACTTACATCATTCTTTAGATTCTTCACTTCAGACTGAAGATTTTCAAAAGTTTGTTTCTTTTGTTGTCTTTCAGCCTTTAATCTTCTTGCTCTATCTATTTCCTTCTTATTTATATTAATAATTGCGCCAGATTTCGTATCACGAACTAGGTCCTTATGACCTTCAACTTTTAATCTTGCCATTCATTATACCGCCAATGCAATTGCTCGTAAATCTCTAATTACTGGGATCTTTGAGCTGTTAGATGAATTCATAACAATCTTGAGTTGGAATTCAGTAAAGTCATCTTCTGAACCACCTAATCCACCTACAAGATATTCATAATCTTTAAATACAAATCCTGATTCATCTGATGCTGGTGTAACACCACCTTCAATTGATGCTTCGGCCCATGAGGCGTCACCAATTTCACCAGCAGAGTTTGTTCTGTACCAAAGTTCAATCTCTGCTTCATTTGGGCGAGTTGCTGCTAAGATAACTTTTAATCCTCTTGCGGATTCTTCTAAGCCAACAACGTTTGTAAGATGTTTAGCAAGTGATGAACCATCATCTGGATCAGATTCTGCTACGAATGTTGAAATAGGTTGATTAAATGATCCTACTACTGCTGCAGCTGCTGGTCTATCAACGATATTATTAATCATTGTAATTGCCGCTCTTTGCATATCAATAACTGGTGATACCTTACTATCTGTTGTTGTAAAGTTAACCTTCGCTGTAAATGATTTTGCACTAGCCATACTTGCTGTTTCGTTTTCAGAGTTAGCAATTAAACGAGGTGCAGTAAATCTAATTTCTCTACGATCTTCGATAGCATTATATGAGGTATCTTTTACATAAGCAACCTGTGATGAACCACCAACATGTGCATATGATACACCAGTTGTAAACTTAGCTTCATAAGTTAGCCCAGTTAGAAGTGGTAAGAGAGGTTCACCAAGTAGTGGATATGCAATATCACCCATTGCTTGATGTGTTGCAGTAATTGCACTACCACCACCAGTTTTACTA